TGGTAGTCGGGGGAGAAGATTGCAGACGCTTGTACAATGTCCACATACTGATGGAAGTAATCTATAAAAATATAGACCTGTGAAATTAAATTCTCAGCCATGTCCTTGACATCAGTGATGAGTTTTAAGTCATCGGGATTTAATGTATCAGTCCAAGTCTTGTCCGATAACTTCGTCTCCAAGTTCTTGTAAATCTCCGTCACTTCTTGTATCTGCATTCTTCTGCTCATTGACTTGCTCCTCTGTGTAGTCCCGCTCCTTGCGTGGTCTTGAACCACCAAGGAAGTTTAGTAGATTGTTAATCGCTCTGTTCACACGCATGCGTGATGCATCCTCTGAGATGCCTAATTCTGTTGCCAGGCTAGCGTTATCGCAGCCGTCTCCGAATCTTAGATAGACGATAGTGAGTTGTTCTTGCGTTAGTCGTGCAAGTGCTCTCTCAATATCAGCCATCATGGCAAACCAGTTACCACCCTCTGATGCAACCTTCTTAGCCTTGGTGAACCCTAGTTCAGTCATGGCTGGTGCATTGAGGTCCTTGCGTAACACAGCAGGCAATAAGATTTCTACAACCTCACGGTCATAGTAATAGTTATCATCTACCTTGTAACCAGCAGAACGAGCCTTCTCACGCTGACAGTAATCCTTAGCAGCATTACGCAGTGAGCGTGCAACTAACTTAGTGGATTGCTTGATGTCTAGTTCTTCCCATACAGTAATCTTGTTAGGATGTTCTAAGAACCATACCCATAACTCTTGACGAATATCATCAGCATCGCACATATGAAACTTACGAGAGAACTCATAAGCAATTGCACTTACCATGTTGTCGTACTTGTTTGTATCAATTACCACTTGAATGTTTTACCATCCACTGTGAAAGATTGATTGATGATTGGAACTAACTGTGGTGTTACATTGTTACCATCAACATGCAAGATACCAAAGCCTTGTTGCCATGTGAATAGACCAGCCTTGATGTACTTAGCATTACGGTAATCCATTAGGTTACCAAGTTCCATGCCCCAGATAGTTCTAGGCTTACCACCACGATAAGTCTGAGTCTGATGTGTCAACCCCATGCGGTGCGTGTGACCACATACTACACTCATACCAGAGCGCTTTGCCAGTCCCAAGGCAGTCGCACCCGCAGTGGGTTGCACATTTCCCTCATCACCATGCATCAGAAGCCATCCTGGTGCTAGTTGATAAGGGTCCGTATGATATTTAATCTCAAGTTCTTTGAGACCAAGAAAGTTTTCTAGTTGCAACTCTGGTAGACCAAGTAATCCTGGTGCACGCATAGCAACTGTGTTAAACAAGCGGTCAGTATGATTACTACGTATCATGTGCTCAACTGTTAAGTCGTATAGCACTTGGCGTGTAAGGTCTCTGTCACGACCAATAGAGCGTTCAAACTCTAACTCTGTACCCTTTGACCACTTGCTAATTGTCTGCATATCCATCTCGTCTCCACAAGAGACGACTGTCTCAGGTTGATACCACTGGATAAATTTAGCCACTGCCTTGGTTGCTTCTACATCGTGGTACGGTACCTGCAAATCGGAGATGCAAACTATATTTTTCATTTCTTTTTGGCTGCTTTCTTCGCGGTTTTCTTGGCGGTTTTCTTTACAGCACGTCGCTTGTTTTCTAGTCCCACATTCTTACTTTTGGAAAGGGTTCTGAGGTTCGATATTCTGTCGTCCCCTGCTCGACCTCTGTTGTTTCTGTGGTCGACTTCTGTCTCTCTCGGTAAGGTTCTACCTGTGGCTTCTTCGTAATCAACTCTAGCCTTATTGCTAGAAGTTGTAACCACTTCACCATTTTTCTTCTTTCTCTTAAAAACGTAGATTGGTCGTCCACCATTTTGCTTACTGCCTTTGTAAGGTCCAAATCTCATTCTTGTGGCCATTTCTCTCTGAGTACCATTAGTGCAATGATAGCATAGTTTGCTAGGTCTTTGTAGGAATCCTCAAGCGGTTCATGCTGTGCTTCCCCACCGTTGTCAATCAGATGGTTGATGCGAGCAATCTTGTCCCACATACGAACACGCAGCCCATTGAGAGGACCACCAGGAGACTGAGCGATGTTGAGTGGACCGTAGTCATTATGCTTGCTCAGCAATAACATGTACAGTTCATCAACAATTTCGTATACATCTAAGTCGAACTGGTCGACAGCCTTCTCGGTCCATACAAGTTCCTTGAGTTCAGCCTTATCCATTTTCTTTTAGCAACCTTTCAATTCCGTCCATCACTTCTGACATCTCTGATTGTACTACACTTTCTTGAATAAAGTCTTCTAATTCATCCCCTGATGCGTTAATCAGTAACAGAGTTGCTGACTGCACATGGTCATACATGGCATCCAAATCACCTATGTTAGTTAGGTCATTGAGTATCTCTAGGAACTGGAATAGGTCAAATGTGTATCGCTTGTTAAGGCGTACACCCCACTCATACTCAACTCCACAATGCTCCATGAACTCAAACAAGTCGCAAGTAACGAAGTCACACTTAGGTTCTGAACACTCGAAGTGTCCGTCTACTGGAATTAACATTACTGTACGCTCTCAATCTTTTGCTTGAAGTAATCTGCACCATGCAGACGATACATAGAATTCACATCTTCACCCTCTGGCATGCTAACTACCACAAGGTTACCCAATTCACGAGAAAGAGACTTGCCAAAATCAGCGCCAGCATTATCCCCGTCAGCAAATAAGAATACTTTGTCAAAGTCTTGCAAGAGTCTGGTGTAATGTTTCTTCCAGTTGTTGACTCCTGGGACCCCCACCGCAGGTATACCACATACAGTATCGAGTGTGAGCGTATCAATCTCACCTTCACAGATAGAAATAAATGAGGTCGCTCTAAAGAACGCACTAACATTGTAGAGATGCGTTGTCGCACCAGCCATTCCCATGTATTTCGGCTCTGATAAGTCCATTGAACGGAATCTAATGTCCACCACCCCTGAACGCGTAATATACGGAATCGCGAGCCTATTGATATACGCTTCATGACCCGTTAACGGCTCTAATACGACGCCCAAGCGAACGGCTGTCGCTTGCTCCATTGTTATTCCTCGACCTGCTAGATATTCCTCTGCCTCGTGTAATGCGCTGTGGTAGTACTTGGCCGCACGAGTTAAGGATTCCCTCTGCGATGACGATTGCTTCACGAAAACTTACCCCCTCTTTGTCCATAATGATTTTGTAGCCACTGCCTTTATACTGACAGCCATGGCATTTGAAAAGATTGTCTTGCAGATTAACTGCTGCTGATGCGTGTGAATCATTATGAAACGGACACTTCATCTTAGCCCAACCACTTCTGGTTGGAACTGTAGCACCATAGTGCTCTAGTATTGCAGTGATATTCGGGTTCTCACTTGTCACTTCTCTAGCGCCTTCCTTAAGAGTTCAACCCACACCTGCACAGGCATGGTTGCGTACCAATCTCCAGGGTTCCCCTTACCCTTTCGCTTGTGCACAACCACACCTGTCCAAGCCTTGTCATTAGCCATTTCGACTATTAACTCTTCTGTCCACCCTGCTAAGTCCATCTTAGCGTGGTTCTTTATCTCTATAGTAACACCAGGTATACCTGAGATGTCACCTTTATCGAGGGTCGCACCTGCAAGGCGTCTGTCTACATAGGGAAACCATTGCTTGAGGTATTTTACTACATCTCGCTCTGCCCCTGCACCCTTAGCCTTGGAGGCGCGACCACTCATTTAGTACCAGCCGTTCTGATTATGAAACGCTAAAGCCCTTGATGGACTGCCATAGCGATGCTTTATATATTTGAGTCCTAAATCAATCTGCTTTACCATCGGAGTATCCTCAGGCATTTTCAGCATCTGAGGTATTCCGTAAGCAGAGGAACGAGGATTGTTCGCTGTATAATCCCAGCGAGACTCCCTGTTCCATAAAGTAAACAGTGCCTGCCACTCACGATTACTTCTGTATTGCTCTAGGACTTTGCCCTTTGCAATCCATTTTGCCATTTTCTTCATCTCGGATATTGAGACAACACCAAAGAAAGGTTTAGTGCATTTCTCTTTTACTACTATCTGTCTCTCTAAAAACATCGCACCCACAGCGTGAGGCAAAGTTCCCACAAAGACTACAGCAGCCATAATCCAAGCGTATGTTGTTAGTTTCATTCTTACTCCTCAATTGGCGCGGTTGCCTGTGTTCCACAGTCAGCACACTCCATATCTCTGAAATACATCCCAATAGTACCATCCTCTTGGAAGGATACCTTGAGATTCCAAATGTAACACCCACAGATACATACAGTGGTTGGCTCACCACGTATGTCCATCGCCCTTGTGTAATCTGGCTTTAGTTCATTTATATCTTTAGTCATCGTCTTCGTCTTCCCACTCATCAGGGTCTACGTTTGGAAACGGATTACCCCAATCAGGGTTCGGTACGATAGGGTCGATGAAACTCATTTTAACCTCTCAGCGATGTCAGAAACATCCATGTATTCAGGGTTAAAGTTCAACCAAAAGGCAGTGTTGCCTGATGGGTCTGCCTTACCATAACGGTTCTTCACTGGTGCTACGGCGATGAAGCCAGGTGCATCAGTGCCAACTGTACAGATAAGTGCAGGTAACTGTGCAACCATACCCTGCAAAGCAGAGCGTGGTTGGCACGGTGTACCTACATAGGACTCCTTGGTATGGTGGAGTACTATAACAGCAGCGTTAGTATCTCTTGCGAGGTACTTGAGTTCTTTCAGAGTAGAGCGCATATTTGCAAACTCTTCTCCGCCATCGTTAGCAATATCCATGAGGTTATCGATAACGATAAGAGTAGGTGAGCATCCCCATAATTCTTCGAACGCAGCAACCTCTTGGTCTAAGTCATCTAGGGTAGGACTAGAATCAAAAGACCAAAAGATGTGCTGTGCATGTTCGTTGATTACTTTTCTAGATGTGGCTACCTCTGTCTCAAGTAAAACTTCTACATCAGATTGAGGCTTGCCAGTTATCATAGCCAGCAAACGCATGGCCATTGTATGAGCATTAGTATCAGCACTGACATAGAGTGTTGGTACCTTTGCTCGTAACGCAATTGCTAAAGCAACGGAAGACTTGCCAGCACCAGGTGTACCAGCAATCATCGATATTTCGGCACGGCGAAACACGACTTTGTTTAGTTCAAAGGTGCGAAAGACTGTTGGTAGCGGTTCGCCACCTATGTCTTTGCTACCTACGGCGCGGGCAAGTGTTCTCATTGTTTAGAATGTATTCCATTCTGCATCATTGCGTCGGATGAATACTGGCTCACACTGGTCAGGAGTACCCTTTGGAGATGGGCACATATAGCCCTTCCATGGTCCCTTAGCCCCTGAACCCTGTCGCTTTGTCATGACACCGTGGTGACATTTCTTAGCCTCAGGTCCTAGCGTATTGCCTGTAGTTTGTGTTGGATGTGCAGTATGGTCGACTTGTGCATTTGGGTATGCAGAACGGATGTTCTCCACTGCCTGTGATGCATTCTGTGGAGCACCTGCTAGTGATTGCGCCATAACCTTAAGGAGGTCTTGTGACTCCTCAACGCCTACGGCTTGTTCTAGAGCCTCGCAGAATCCTGCATAGGTCTCTGACGCAACGACGAAAATTCGTCCATCGTTGAGTTTGCTACTGACTTGGAAATTACCAGTCATTTGTTTATCCCCTCTTCATGTTCGAGTTTGAACCCTATGTTGTCCCATGCATCTATCGCATCATCTAGTGAAGTGATGAGTGGGACTATATCACTAACTAGCGTGTCCATTGACAAACTTACAGGAGGATGTGATTCCACATCGACCACAGTTAGATAGGTTAGGTAAAAAGATTGTTTCCTTGCGTGCCTTGTCGAAGGTGTTGAGCATATCTTCTACTCGCTCTGAATGCAAATTGGTTAGACTCCATAACGAAACGTAACCAGTACGTGCATCCCAGAAGCCTGCCTTATCGACAGTAACCCCATGCTTCTCCAGTGCCCACGCATAGACAGCAAGTTGCAAAGGATGCCTCTGGGATGACGCACCAGTCTTGATGTCGAGGAGCACCCGATTCCCCTCGAAGTCCACCATCACACGGTCAATTGCCATCTTGACTGTTGCATCTTCAATTTCAATCTCGTATTCTTTTTCAACAAAGTCTTCATAGATGTTCCAACCATTACTACGGAACTTAGCCCAGTTTTCAAGCATCCAGCGACCTTCGCCATACCACCATGACATATCTTCCTTCTTAGCGTATTGCCAAGTGTTCATGTCACCATTGATTGCTTCGTCTTCCTTTACTTGGTTAAACCAAGCATCATTCCAGACAGTATCAAGGTAGGCAGAGTTAAGAGACATCTCTGGATTGATGTGATAGTTTTCTTTGTCGAAGTTTTCGGTAGCCTTGTGAACGGCTGAGCCACCAGTAAACCAAACTGCGTGTGCTTCCTGTACGCCTTCGACTTTTTGTAGATAGTACTTCCAGCCACACTCTTGCCAAGTGGTAAAACTGGAATAGGAAATATGCTTAGGTAATTGATTCATGGTCATAGTGTATCACAGCCATGAGGACCATATGGGTCGAATCCACAGTAGTAACAATCCATGGTTTCGCCACATACACGGCATACGTATTTGAATTGGGTTTCATCACAACATAGATGGATTACATCCATGATGAAGTAGTGCTCGGTTTCATCTATAAATTTTGTCATACGGATACGATACCACACGGGTTTCTTAAATGCTGTCTGAACCAGATTTTAAGAAACGCCCCCCTACCCCCCATAAAAATTAATGGTGGTTCAGGGAGTTGGAATCAGACATTTGTCGTCACCGTCATTTGAAGTTTCCGCCCCACGGTTTCCCGCCCTACTATGCTACACTAAGTCTCTAAACTACGGAGGGTCAAATGGTCGAAAAGAAGATTGGGAAGTTCTGGCTTGTTTATGGAAGAATCCATGGGTTTGCTATTGGAATTAGTTTTTGTTCAGCCAACCTAGATATCAACCTAGGGTTCTGGTTTATAGCATTGGAAAAACAATGGCAAAAGAATTCATAACTAAGGCCCACTACCCAGGAGACGAAATGCCTACATACGAATACAAGTGTCAGACCTGCGATACTTTCATTGACAGACAGGTCGATGTAGAAGATAGAGATGATGCTTGGAATTGCCCTTGTGGGGGTCCTATGAAGCGTGTCTATACTGCTGTGCCAGTCAAGTTTAATGGCCGAGGATTCTACTCAACGGGCGGATAAAAACAAGAAAAAACCCCTCGTCCCTAGTATTTCTACTAAGGAGAGGGGTAATCTCGTCTCTATGGGGCTTCTAGAGGCTTATAAAGCCTACTTAGAGCCTCGACCAAACTCGGTTGCAGATGGGTCTAGCCACTTTAGGACTGGTCCAGCAGCGCCTGCGAGGGCTGCGTATGCAAGGGTCTTTAGGTCTGTCTCACCAGCAAGGTAGAGTGCAACTGCAGATGCTGCAGCAGCGCGAAACCATGTGGCTGCGACTTGCTTAAATTGTTCCATTGTATCCTCCTAGGATTACTTTACACCGTGTAATTTACAGCAGGTGCAAACTTCTGTCTTGTATGCCTTCTTAGCAGGCACAGGCACTACCTTAGCAGTAACCTGGGCAACTATGCCAGGTTGATTGAGCCACCAGAACCATGGGCTAGTATCGTTTGCCTGGTCCTCTTTGATGGAAATATGTAGGTGCTTGTTGTGAGGGTTAGAACCTGTGTACTTACGGTTGCCCTCTTTAGCACGAGCCTTTGACCAAATCTTCCCCTGGAAAATCAAGTACTCAACCCGCTTGTCTTCTTTTAACTTCTCAAAGATTTCCACACAGTCAATACCCTTTTTAGGGTCGTGAGTTAAATCAACGGCTAGACCTGTGTTGTGGTCAGAGTTGGGACTCTGTTTGATATGCGCTTGGGAAGGCAGGAGTCCATCGCTGGCTTTCATACGAGATGGTGCCAATGCTGTGGCCTGCCGAAGTACAGCAATAGCGGCAGGAGTGGCTTTCTTGACAACTTTCTTCATTATTCTCCATCTTTCTTTTCCTTTGGTTTTGACTTTAATCCGTTTCCTGCAAGTACGCCAGCAAGAGAACCAGTAAGAAACACGCACAAGGTACTAACAAGGTCAATAAATGCAGCATCGTTGGGTGCCTGTTCTCCTAAAGGCTGTGTGATAAATAGCAAAGCGTATAACAATGCAAAAACAGAACCAGCAAACACGATGGCTAGTATGATTCCGATAGTTACAATAAGTCTTGCATGTAAATCTTCTGGGGTAAATTTATTTCTTT